AGGCATACGAGCAGCTTCTTCAGGATCAGCCACACCATAGAGAATAACTTCCAATGCAGCCAACTTGGCAGCATCAGCGGTGCGAGAATCGATCTCAATTTTAGCTACGGGCTGATAGCCGGTAGCATCCACAGGGGTAGTCGTAATATCCCAACTCATTGTGACGGCTTCTGGATCGTCGGAAACGGTATCATGCGCCATATCACTGGGAGCTGCGCGGCAACCGTACACAAGATGAAGTTTATAACCGTGCAGATCGCCGTCCTCGTCATTACCAATGCGCGTGCGATAAGAAAGGCCAAACACATGACGTTCCTGCGCTCGAAAGGCTACACCTGCAACCGGTTCAACCGAACCATCACAAAGCGCAAAAGAGTCCGGATAAGTATAAGCGTCCAACGACAGAGCCAAATCTTCTACAGACATCATTTCCAGATATTTGCGATTATTGGCCCACAACGCCGACGGTTCACCACCACTAGGGGATTCCGAGATGGCCGTAAGACCATTCCAAGCTTCCCCATTGTCGAATACACCGGCGGACATCAAATATAAAACGCCACGATCCAGGCCAGTTTCGTAAAATTTCTCGCCAACCTGATCCCAAGTTAAAAGATTCGCCATAGAGTATCTCCTTTATGGTTATGCAAATATGGTATAAACGTAATGATTTAGCTGATCCTTTTTGAAATTGGTTACAGCTTTTGCGGTTTCCAATCTCGCCAATGTGATAGGAATATCGCTGTCTGGATCAGAAACGATTGCGGTTACACTATATTTGGTTTTAATAGAATATGGTTTGTTGTTTGCGTGTTCTGTCTCGAAAGGATCTCGCGAATATACGATACATGGGTAGGTCATTTGAAAACCAGCGGGCGGTTGAAAATATACGTTATACGAACCCAATAAATCTACTAAGACATTATGAAATATCACTCGGTCACCCATTATACACCCCCCCTAAGGCCAATAGTAATCTCGGGGGTTGTGTCGTGATAGTCGTAACACTCCACTTAACATCTGCGATTTTCACATATCGAATATTCTGAATTTGCTGTGTGACACTTTGAGAGGCCACAAAACTAATTCTATGCTCGAGTTTCACGTCTTGATTTATTTCTGTGGGCTCGTTCCAACGTTGACGAGATTGAATAAAGTCCCCCTGTATTTCAATCTCGCTAGCAACATTCGTGTATACGCCCGGAGCAGTTTCGCTTGCGGATACGAGCCCAATATAAGCGACTACCTTAGGCATAACGAATTACGCCGTCTTACGTTCGATTACCATCGCGGATTTGGGGCGAGTTAACGCTCCGGACGCGCGAGTTTCCATCAAGTATTTATACTTGTTGAAATCGATATCGAAATCGTCAAACATGCCGAGCTGCCCCCCCTTGTCTGCGCCGTAAGAATAGTCAGAAGGATTCACCATAATACCGAAAAGATCTGCGGTAAATGGTTCCGCATCTTCCCGCTGAACACCGGTCATCAAATCTACCTCTACAATGCGTGAAACGCGCAACTTTGCGGCCAGTTCAGCTTCGGTATTGAAGATATACCGATCGGTAGTATCTTTCACTAGGAGCATATCTGTGAGAACACCAGGCTCGATAAACAATGTCGGACGCCCAGTACCTTTGTAATTGCGACGCGCCGAAATAATCGCTTCGATAATATCCAGCGAATCCGTGACCGCGGCTTCCATAGTAACATATTCGACGTACACTGAGCTATCGCCAAGAATAGGCCGAATTTTGGCCTCATCGATTTTGTCAGCATGTGCGGCACCACGCCCATCACTGATCAGGGCGGCCCGAGCAATTTCTTCGTCCAGTTTCTCGCGTTGAATTGCTTTCATCCACGCAACAACATAGAAATCGGTAATGTCAATAATGTCGTCGCGATAGAGATCCGAGCGAACATAAACCGTTTGCGGTTCGGTCGTACGCTTCAAAATCGACAATACCATATCAGCTTTTGCAGTTTCGGATTCAGTGATCCACCCACGAGCGCGAGCTTCTTCGACGCTAATATCCGTGTACATGGATTTAACGCGGCTAAATGGAAGATGATTGGTCTCATTCAGCCAAATTTTTACCCAGGTTTGATCCAGACGGACAATATCCGGGGTCTTACGAACAGGGCGAGCATCCGGGAACAAATATCCAACGTTGGTGATGGACACGCTATCATGCTCGAGCGCATCATGTACCAATTCCGAATCCAGGTTCAACGTTTCTGATGCGTGTACAAGCACAGCATCACTCAAGTTCATATTTCGTGTTTGGGCCAAATGGAGAATATCGTTAAACACACCGTTTAACGTCTTCAAATTACTTTGTTCCGGCCCAACGGTACCTTCACGATTAAACACATTATGTTTCATAAAACCCTCTCCTTCAAAAGCATCATGTTCAACATCACCCTCTTCGAGAGCTTGTCCTATTAGAGCGTAAGTAACATCCTTTTGCTCGTCGGTCATACTCTCAAGAACGTCTTTGACAGTTCGTTCATCATCACTATGAGTCAGCTCATTATTTTTTGGGGGCATAAGATCTTCCTTTTCGTCTTCGTGAACTATGATTTCTAATCCGCCGAAGATAATAGCTTCGTCTTCCAACGTATCCTCAGTACCATCAGCATGTTCCAGAGTAAGATTATCGATTTTAGCTCCGGGATTAGCCCCAGAAACGACTAAGCTCAACTCTCGTATAACACCGCTGTGAACTAATGACTGTTGTTGGACGAGATTATTCGCAAAGATGGAGAGACTGTCAATATCTTGTGATTGGACTAGTAATTTAGTCTTCTTACCATTCTCGCTGTTATTAAAAACGCCATAAGCATAAACACCATCATCACGATGCTCAAGCCAGGCATGTCCTAAAATATTTCCGGGATCTTTTCGTAAGTGATGCCACACCATCGGGACCTTGGTAGCATCCTGATGTTGAAAAGCTCCGGTCTTAATGGTTCGCCCATCCGCACATTCGACCCCATATTTTGTAGCGAACCCCCCAAAATCGAACTTAATCTCGGGCATTTTCGAGTAATTTACTTTCATTTTGATTTGAAATTTCTCCTTCTAAACTATTGGACTGATTCAAATTCTTGTTTCGTAATTCGTCAGCTTTCGGGTCTGAACTTGGTTCCCAACCGATGACGCCCCGAATGTCGTTGCTGCTGGCAATTTCATTACGAGTTAGTTTATCCGATAACTCAGCAAGTGCCTCCGCGGTAACGAACTGGAACGGATCTCGGAAATAGCTAATACTCTGGCCCTGTGTTATCGCGGTCTTAGATAGAAACTTTCGTTTTAGTTCCAGAGTTAAAGCTTTGGCTATCGGCCCTATAGTCCGGTTGTAGTAATTCAAGTACTCCTCTTCCTTGGCGGTTCCACTAAATAGAGACTCGCTTAGACCTAACTGGCTATATAGCATTCTCGTCAGATACTCCACCTGCTCCATTAGATTGTTTACCGCCGGGCGATTAAGCTGAATTACTTTTTCTGTAGCATCTATGTAACCAACACCATACTTAGAATCCTGCAATTGTTCAGTTAACATCGTCATTCGATCATCAGCAAGCTTCTTTCTGCT